GAGATTTCTAATGACTCATCTCCTTGAATACTTAATGATCTTACTCTTTTATATGATACTCCTGCACCCGCTGTAATTACACTATTTGCTGAACCTACAAAACTTAAATTATCATCATCTACTTTTGTTACTGTAAAAACGCCATCTACCTCACCGCCAGAGGTAAAATCAAGATATAATTTTTCTATTCCTATAATACCATGAGCAACAGAAACTATGTTACCAACACCACCAGCTGTCCTGCTATACGTGGCATTCGTCCAATTTCCTGTTGGTTTTGCTCCAGAAGCTTCAATCCTCTGTTGATCGGCATTAATCTGAAAACTCATTTCGTTCCTAAAAGGTTATGATACGACTGTTAATTCTAAATTCCCAATCCACTTTACAGTAGATGAGGTTGTCACACTAGATGCTTGGAAAGTAAAAAATGGTGATCCTCCAATTGTGATTGCTGAAGGAACTACATTCCAAGTCTCTTGACCTGGTGGATTATTCCTTACAATTATCTTCCTCTCAGAAGCAACTGTAGGGGTTCCAGTAGATGAAGTAGTAATTACAATATCAAATTTTACTGCATAAACATAGATATTGTTTGTTGTCTCTTGTCCAAAAATTGTTCCACTTGCAAATGCAACTGAATCATTTGCTAGAGGAGGTGTATTTGTAGCAAGAGGTGTTGTTCCATCTAAAGACAAATCCATTGTATTGTTTGCAGCGTCAGTTTGCCTTTTTAAAATAAAGATGTCTTTATTTGCATCGGTAAAGTGATTACTTACCATATGCATCGCAGAGATATTTTTCAAAGCTCTGTCAGTATTCATCACCTCAGTTGCTGCAACTGAGTATCCTCCTACTGATGAAAAATTCTTTACGGGCATGGTCTTAGATTACCTTTGGTTATTTATGCTTTAACTTTGGTAGTTGTGAATCTACCAGTGAAGTTTGATGATGATGTAGCAGCACTAGATTTGTTTAGTGATATAGTCACGTTGCTACCGACAACACTGACGGTTGCATCCATCAAATCATTGTCAGAAGTCAATGAATTTGTGACTGTTGCATGTGCAGTAGTTCCATTTGAGGCACATACTACTGTAACCTCAAGCATATGAACTTTGTTGTCATCACTCTCAATAGTTACAAGTGTTTTAGATCCCTTAAATTGTGATTTATCAAATGCAACTATACTTGCAGTAGATGGGAATGATGCTAGTTGACCACCTTCTACACGACAGTCATCTAGTTCCATGAATGTCGCAGTAGAATCAAATACTGTCAAGTATGATGATGTTCCTGCATTCCATCCTCTATTGATTTTCCATCCCGCTTCTGATCCAGTTGCATCTAAATTAATAAATGGTTTTGCATCTAATTGTGTTATGTATTCTTGTTGTAGAACATCCAATCTAGTAATCGCTGCAGATCCACCAGTGATAGCATTAAGTTTGAATGTAACATCATTTGCAGGAGTTTGACCACCTAATGAGGTTCCTGCAATTTGTATTACCTCTCCAGATTCATATCCTGTTCCACCAGAATTTATCGCAATAGATGTAATTGTTCCTGCACCGTCAGTTACAACATCAACAGTTAATCCTACACCCTCAATCTGTGCAATAGTTGCAATAGCAGTAAATGTTTGAGATGCAGTATAAGCAGTAGCAGTTTGTGTAATAGTTGCTGCGTCAATACCAGATGCAACACCCTGAGAAGGAACATTACGAAGTCTTAAACCACCAGTGACTTCAATATCATTCTTACTTCTAACTAAGAATACACTAGATCCAAGATTAGAAACTGTATATGGATTAATACCAAATGTAGTTCCATTCAAAGTATAACCACCATCAATTGTGGCAGTCATAGATCCATCATATTTTGTGGCAGTCATATTCTGCCTAAAGGTTAATGTAGTATTATTAAGAGAAAGATTATTAACACCAGCTGCATAGAACTCAAATGTATCTTCGTCAGAACCAGGTGATGCCTCAGTTAATATGTAAGTATCTTGGTCAACGTCACGAACACCACCAAGAGACACGAAATCAGTTCCATTGAAACCTTCAAACTGTAACTGTGTAGAGTTAAATCTGATAGCACCTGTAATACGATCTTCAGCAACAGGACGTTCGTTTGTAGTTCCTGATGGAATTACAAGAGAACCAGTTGTATCACATAATATACTTGCTCCTGCAGTTGGTTTTATTACAACACCTTGACCATCTATATCTGTAACTGTAACTGATTTACCAGTTCCACCACCCGCTGCTGTTATGAGAAGGTTGTCACCAACTTTATAATTTTGACCCTTTCCAACTATAGTTACTGCTGAGAAATCTCCACCAGAGACTGTAACTGTAACAGTAGCACCAGTTCCAATTCCATTACTTGTTGTAGCAGTTGCTGTATAAGTTCCATCAGTATATCCAGACCCAGTTCCTGTAACTGTCACTCCAAGAATTTGACCAAATGATCTTGCTGCAGTTTGACTGTTGTTCGCTACTACATTTTGTCTAACACGTAACAGACCCGCATCTAAATTGCCAGTAAATTGTGCAGTTCCTGTGGAAGTATCAATAGAAACAACATTACTTGTGCCATCAGTAATATTGAATGACTTATCAGTTCCACCTTTGAATACAAAATCTCCACCACCCTTAGTCTCAAAGTTTAGTGGAATCTCAACGTTTGATCCTACAGATTTTAGTGTGTTTGCATTATCTAAAGATAATTGATTAGTTGAAGGACCTATTAATACATTATTATTTGTTGGGTCAACCTTGAAGAATGGAGTTGAGTTTCCTAATGTGCTATCAACTTGTAGTTGAGGTGCATCTAGTCCAAGAGTCTCGTCTAAAGTGAATCTAGCATTTCCTGCAATAGATACACCAATTACATTATTAGAAGATAAGAATAAACCAGTTGTATTTGAATTATCAAACGAAAGTGATGGAGTTCCCGCAGCACCATTTGCTAACTTAGCATTGGTTTGAACAAGAGTTGTTGCTCCTGCAGTTGTGATGCCACCATTAAATGTTGCTAATCCAGTAAATGTAGATGTGGATTGTGCTGATAATACATCAGAAAATGTTCCTGTTGTTCCAGATATGGTTGTAAATATAGCATTTCCACTTGCAGAGATGGAGTATGTTGTTGCAGCACCGATTGTTGCTTGAATTTGTCCATCAGGTTGTAATGCTAGTTGAGATCCTCCAGTAGGTCCTAAAGTTAGAACACCTAACTGAGTCATCTCTAACTGTTTGGTTGCATTGATAGATGCAATGGATACTGTTAAACCAGTTCCTTGAACAACGTTAGGACCTCCGACAGGTCCTAATACTAAAGTATCTGATAATTCAAATGCATTACCTTCTTGAGTTACCGCTATCGCTGTGCAGAAACCTACATTAGATACGGTATATTGGAAACCAGATCCACCTCCACCACCAACTGTAGTATCATCTACAGAAAGAACATCACCAATATTATATCCATCTCCTACTAAAGATATATCTGTAACAGTAGCAACACCTGTGTTGTTAGCGTTTAGTAGATAAGCAAAACCAGATCCAGATCCACCAACGTCAGCATTATCTAATAGTAATGTATCACCAATAGCATATCCAACTCCCTGTGCGGTAACTGTTACACTGGTAACTGCTCCACCTGACACAACAATCGTTGCCAACATTCCGTTACCACCTTGTCCTGCAGCTCCTGCAGCAATTGTGACAGTAGCATCTTCTGCCATACCGCCACCGTGTGTTTGACATTGGTATGTAATAGATGTGGTAGTAGCAGATACTGCACCAAGAGTTACTTCATAATAAGATCCTGCTTGACCAGGTGTTCCATATTGTCTAGTAAATAAATTTTGAGCTGCTCCGAAATCTAAGGGGTGACCAGTATTGCTAGAGTCGCTAGTATCAAATCTGTATGTGTTATCGTCTAGTAATGTAAAACTAGGTGCTTCTTGAGCACCAGATCCTAGGTCAATTAGATATCTGAATGATCCTGTGTTTACAGTGCTTATCGTAGCAGATGCACCAGAACCATTAGAAATAGTCTCTGTTCCACCATCTTGGAATGTTCCAGATGTGTTGTTAACATATAAGAATGTATTGTCACTAGCAACAAAAGTAACAGTCGCTGTTGCGTTAGAGGTTCCTCCAGTTACAGTATTTCCTACTGCAAATGTTCCAGTAACACTTGTAATTTCTATCTTGTCCCTTAATGCTTGTGTTACAGTGTATGTTGCAGTTGGAGTGCTTCTAAGTCCAACGTCAGTGTAAGTTCCGTCTCCATAACCAGATCCTGCAGTAATCGCACCAGTAAGACCAGGAATTGTAAATGTAGCAGTGGCAACGTTTGTTGGAGATCCACCTGTAAATGCAATTTGAGTATATACGCCAGGTGTATATCCAGATCCACTTGATGTAATACTACCTACAAGGGATTGTATATCTGCTGTAAGTTGGGCGTTCTCACCACCACCACCTGTAAATGTTAGATTTGGAGTTGTTTCATATCCTACGCCAGGATCAGTAATCGTTAATTCCTTTACTCTACCTTCTTGCTCATTTAATACTACATCAATAACAGCAGGGTTTGTTGGAGTTCCATCAATAGATAATGTTGGTTTGTTTCTATAACCTAAACCTTGAGTGTCTAAATTGACAGATGCAATAGCAAATCCAAGAGTTGCACTTGCAGCAGCACCTGATCCAGTTGTATCTCCAGCTCCAAGAGTAAATGACACACTAGGTGCAGATGTATATGCTCCTACAATACCTACATCAACAGTATTAACTGAGTATCCAACCACAGCTGATATACTTGCACCAGTTCCCGAAGAGTCAGTAATAGTAACTGCGGGTGCACTTTGACCGTATCCAGATCCTGCAAAGGTAACTGTAGCACCATCAATAACACCACCAGTTTGAGTAACGCTAATTTGTGCTGTTGCACCTAGGAAAAATTGTGTTTCAGTTCCCTCGCTTGAGAATGATAATGCTATTCCATTATTTGCATTTGACTGTGATGATGCAACTTTAATAAAGTCTTTATCAACACGAATTATATAATAACTTTGGTTATGAGTAAGACCACCGACGACTGTTCCACCGCCAGTTGTTCCATCATAAATTGCTAACATTCCTGTCTCAAAGGTATGATCTGGAATGTAAATTGTGTTTGCAGTTGTATCTACAATAGGTAGAGAAGCGTTATTAGAGTCTGTATATGTGCCACCACCAGTAAAAATATTCTGAGGAGGTGCATCTACAGCTGCTGAGACAGATGCTGTATATCCTGATCCACCTTGATCAATTAGAGCAGCACGTATATCTCCTGCACTACCTAACTGAGTTGTTGCTTCACCACCACCAGATCCACTAAGAACTACTTGTGGGTTTACAGTATAACCACTTCCTCGGTTTGTTAGTGTAAATGCTTTTAAAGTTCCAGTTGAACCAAGAGTTGCAGTCGCAGTTGCACCTTGGAATGGGTTTGTTGAAACTTCTATTGGTTGCTGTCCACCGACATAACCTGTTCCTGCACCTGTTAGATTAACAGTTCCTAAACCATTTTTAAGAACAACAAATGATCTTGTAGAGAAGTTAGATGCTTCTGATGATCCAAATACTGTAGATCCACCAAATCCTGCAATTTTTAGAGCACCTTGAACAACACTACCAAATGATATTGACTTATTGACATCAAAATAAACTGCTTCTTTAACGATTGTTTCAGCGTTAACAACAAAGTCTTCTTCACCAGAGGGGTCAACGATTACCTGACCTGTGGTAGAGGTCATGCTGTTACCCGCAAATCTTAAGTTACCTGTCTCAATGTATGCAGGGAAAATATTAGTTGTTCCAGTAGCATCGCTCAATGTGATGTTTGCTGCTGCCTGAGCTGTTGATGTTGCTTGGAAAGATACGTTACCAGTCTCTTGATCTACAGAAAATGCATCACCAACTCTAAAATCACCATCTTGGTCTGTAGAAGAATATAATACTTTACCGCTGTTAAGTTCTACTACCTCATTTGCTTGTATTGCTAATGATGGGTCATTTGTAAAGTCATCACCAGATCCAACATAACCAAAGTTGTGTGCAGTAAGTATGAGTTTTACACCAGAACCATCTGCTTGAACACCTTTCTGTCCGTATACACATGCAGATGCCACAGAACGTAATTCAGCACCAAACGCTGAGTAGTCAGCAGTGATAACAGATGTAGCAGAATCACCACCGCTAGATCTAATATCAGATGTTCCACCAGAGACGTCTGTAAAGGTCGTAGAACCGTCTGTGCCATTCGCATGGAGTAATAGCACTGTATTGTTATCTGCTGAGTATTCGCTTGTTGTGGGAGTAAATGCAGAGGTAAAACGAGCAGCACCTTTACTTATTCTTACTTCATCAACATGCCCATTAAATGCTTGTGTAGGAGATGCCTGATAATCTGAACCTATGACAACAGGTTTAGTTGATCCATAGTCATTACTATCTGTGTAAGTTCCTAATTGTGTTCCGTCTAAAAATAATCTTGTAGTTCCTCCACTTCTTGCGACTGCAACATGATAGAAGGTGTTGGTTGCTAATGTTCCACCATTAATTTGTGATGTATTTCCTACTGCATAATGCAATGTAGTTCCATCAAGATATATTACAGGTGCTGTATCTGTAGCAGAATTATCTCTAAGATCAAATAATCTTTGTATACCTGTTACACTGCCAGGTCTTATGAATGCTTCTATACAGAAGTTTGCTGTTCCAAATCCAAAGTCTTCGTCTGTAGGAACCTTAACGTTATCCTCAGTTCCGTCTAATAATATAGATGCTGTTCCAAATTTCTTTTGTGCTGTATCTAACTGTGAGTCACCAAACCTACTTAAAGTCTTAGGAGACTTAGTTACAGTTACAAACTCACCACTTCCTTTACCAGTAATGAATACATATGTTCCATCATTACTTGAGACTACACCACGTGCAACTGCTTTTTTGTAAGTAACATTACCAGATGTTGTTCCAGATGCAGAACTATCTGTATATGTAACTGTGTTATTATCTACCTTCGTAACTTGATAAAAATTATCTGTTCCTGCACCACTAATATGATCTGCATAGATGTAGTCACCTGTTACTAGACCATGTGCGGTTCTTGTTAGAGTTATTGTAGAACCAGATCTAGCATAAGTTCCTGACTGAAAACTATCTTCTAACTGATATGCAACTTCTGATGTAGAGAATGTTCCTGATGTTCCACCAAATTTTAATCTTGTATTACCTGATCCAGCTCTACCTGTAGCACCTTGAACACCTTCTATACCAATAGATGCAAAGTAATTGAAGCAATTCAACCACTCTACACGTATACCATTTGTAAGTTTTAGACCAACCTGATTAGGTGTAATAAATGTACACTCATTGAACAATACAGAAGACTGTAAGGATGCTCCTGCAAGATTAGCACCATCTAACTTAGCACCACGTCCTGCATCTCCTTGTGCATATCCATATGGATCTGAACCAGATGTGACACTACCCTTTGTATTGACTGTAACTCTTTCGACATATGGACTCTTTGTAGAGTTCATATTTGAGACTACAACAAATGCATATCCTTCATCAGCACCACTGTTGTAGTAAAAATCCTTTATTGTTAAATCGGAAACGTGGCAGTCTCCAGATAATATAAATGCGTTATTATCGTTCGTAATAGATGTTGGTTTTACATATGTCGATCTTAAATTAGTTCCACGTAATGTAACGCCATCAGGAACTGTCATTGGGAATGCTTCCTGATATTCGCCAGGTGCAACTATGATCGTATCGCCTGATGTAGCAGTCCCCAGTGCCTTTGTAATCGTTAGAAATGGTGTATCTGGATGTTTACCATTATCACCACCATTAGCAAGAGTATCATTATTTGAACCAACCGAAGCAACGTAAAAAGTATTTCCTTGACCATTCGTGATGTCCGTAGACAGCATGGTAGTCACCACCTCACCAGTGTTAGGTTTCTGGTTGGCGACCTCTATTATATTTGATCCGTTTCTAGCGTATAATTTCTTATCCGCTATATTAAGAGCTATTTCACCGTCTACTAAATTAGAAGTCGTCGGGACTGTCGCTGCTACTGTCGATCTCTTTAGCTTGATTCTCGTTGCCATCTAAAGCATTCTCAGATTGTTGGTCAGGGTTCATACTATTTAACTGACTTTGTAAGTCTTGGATTTGTGCCTCCATCATTACATTTATCAGTGTCAATTCAGAAATTTTCTTTTGTAATATAGAAATAACAATTTTTGCGTCCATGTTTTAAAAAATGTAGTTCAAAAAGTACCACCGTCGATTGTGTCACTCCATACTGGGACACCCGCAGCAGTAACGGTTAATATTTGGAATGATGTTGACGCATCATCTCCAGAACCAGGTGTTGCCATGTTTGCAGCTGCAGTTACTTGTAAAGCACCCGCTGCGTTACCATACACAATACCATTTGTGGTAAATGTGCTAACTCCAGTTCCACCGAACTGAACTTCAAGGTCTGTATCAAGTTCTAAATCACCTAATACAACTGTACCACGGTCACCTGTGACACCGAATACAGTGTTTGTATCTGTTGCATTTTCAATAAATGTCCATGCACCAGCTCCATCAGCACCACCTGTGCGGTCATAACCAAAGAAACCAAATTTATTAGTTCCAGAATCATTATAGTGAACTTTAACACCACGATCTAATGCATCATCAGCACCACTCACAGTGACAAGGACAGAACCAACTGCCATTGTTTGAGATAAGTTGTTGCTTAAAGTAACTGTCTTAGTTCCAGTATTGATAGCATTAATAACTGTGCTATTAGGAATTCCTGCAGTTGTTGATGTAACTGCGTCACCAACTTGTAGTTGATCTACAGCATCTACAACAACATCTGGTTGCCCACCAGTTGCTTCTGCAGTCAGTGTAATAGGAGTTGTTGGATCTCCTAGTTCAATTGTAGGATCGTTAACTGACATTGAAGCAGAGTTCACTGTAGTTGTGGTTCCATCAATCTGTAGGTCTCCTTTGATAATAACAAGACCACCCGCATCAGTTGTAGGATCAGGGTCAAGTATCAATTCTGTAACAGAGTTGATAGTAGATAAGACGTTACCATCTAACTTAAGGTTGTCAATCTCAATTTGTCCAGTCTGAGATGTGCTACCAGATATGGTTGTTTGACCATTAAATGTTACACCATTTTGGAAAGTAGTTGTCGCATTGACTGTGAGGGAGTCTCCAGCTGCTGTTCCAATAGTAGTGTTGTCATCTACATTCAAGTCTTTGATGTATGCAGTCGCTGCTACACCGATACCACCCGCAACTGTAAATGCTGCTGTAGCAACGTTAGAAGCGTCTGTGGTGTCTGCAATATTGACTTGGACGCCAGTGCCATAGTTCCAGTCTGCACCTTCTACTTGTATCTTGTCGGAGGTTGTCTCGTCATATCTGATAGAAGCATCCTTTGTGTCACCAAAGTTTAGTTTCATATCATCAGCGATACGCAAGTCGGGGGTTGTTGCTCCTACACGTTTGATATCTAAAACTGCATCTGAGTCATTGAATGAGAGTTCTACATCTCCTGTAGTTCCAAACTCTAGTTCCTGACCATCTTCGATTACCAACTTACCTGTGCCATTTGCACGGAAGATGAGGTCACTATCAGTAGTAGAAGTCGTAATGACATTTGCATTTAACTCAATGTCGTCAACTAACCACTGATCAATTTTTGAATTACTGTCTACTATAGCAGCAGAACTTGCTGTAAGTGTTCCATGAACATGATCCAACATGTCCATAAAGTATCTACCACCTACTATCTGTGCAGCACCATTGTTGTCTCCAACAAATAGTCTATCTCCTGCATTTGATTGAGTACCATTTGCTCCTGTCGTAATGGCGAGTTCACCAAATGTAATTGTGCCAGGTGCGGTTGAACCAGTACTCCTTTTAATTAGAATATTGGATGCCATTAGAAGCTACCCCCATTAACTGTTATGTCGTTTAATACGTTTGTGGCGACAAATCTTGTCTGTGCTGCATCGTATACAAGGACTGAACCGTTTGCTAGTCCACCTTGTGATGTATCTGTCAAATCTACGTCTGACATTCCTCCAATCGTGCCACCGCCACCACCTGTTGCGACACGTGTGACTCTTGGGACTGATTGGTCTCCGAACCTTAGTCTTGCCATTTAAAGTGTTACCCCCTCAAGTACGCTTACTGAACCTTCCAAGACTCTGGATTTTAGACCAGTACTAGAAGTTATTACGACGTCATATACATACCGACCACTTTTCATAGCAGCGGTTTGTGAATTGTTTAGAGATAGTTGTATTCTTCCGCTTGT